TATCTCCAGCCAGTCTTTAATGGTGGTGGAGAACAATTCGGAATAGGTGTTTCGGCAGGCAATGATGCGGGACAGTCGGACACCATAGTTCTTATGTCCAGGGGTCATTACTGGCTTTTGTTCGGTCATCAAGTCGAATAGCTTGAGGATGGTTTGGACAGTCTTGCCTGAACCCAGTGGCCCCATAATGAAGGAGTTCTGAGAGCGACAGTCAGCGTAATCTTGTAGGACTTGTCCTTGCGGCCCCATGCAGTATTCAATTGTCGGCACTATTTCTTGCTCCAGTCGATTGCATCATAGCCACTTTTGAACTTCTCACGAGTCTCAGGGGTTGATGTGCGATTACCGTCACCCTTACCACCGTTACCGTTAGCATCGTAGTTACGGAAGTGCTCTTTGCGTGTCTCTTTGTCCAACTTGTGAACCATGCTTTTGCCTTTAGCCATTACTCTTCATCCTCATCTTCATCATCATCTACAGCAGCATTGACGATTGCCTCTACTACAGGGTCTACTTCTACGACTTCTGCCTCAATAGCAGTGCCATCAAAGCGTTTACGTTGGATAGCCACTACAGCGCCCTCGTCAGCTCGTATCTCTACGGCCTTTAGCTTAGGCTCAGTGTACTCAGCAACCTTACTCCATGCGTTTACAGCAGCATTAAGGGCAGTCACATCACCTTCTTCCTCAGCAATGTAGTCCAGTTTACTAGCAGCTTCTGCCATCTTCAAGATAGGGTGGAATGACTCACCGTACATATCCTGTAAGCGAGCCAGTAAGAACTTCTTATTCTTGTTGGGTATCCCTATCCTAGACATATATTACCTTTGCATAAGTAAATGTTGTTTTATTTTTGAGTTTCAAGGTAGTCATTTTCTCCACTAACAGCCATTCTATCTTCTACAACATAGATTAAATCAGTCATACCAACTACATCTTTGTCGAATAGATACACTGCAAATAGTTCAATCAACTCAATATCCATCTCATGTACTTCTTCATCTGTTACTATTTTAATCATCTTATTTCTCAGTAATTTTTTTTTGCGAGAGACATATATATACCACAGGAGCGCCATTTCGGGAGGGGGGGTGCCTCTCTTATCCACAGCTTATCCACACCTTTTTCCACAGCTTATGCACACCTTTATCCACAGAATACCTGGAGTTATCCACACTATATCCACAGCTTATACATTTGCTAGGCGCAATGATCCCATCTTGTGAGATTCTCGGTGCTATATAGTGGTAAAACCCATTTCACCGATTACTCTATTTATAACCTATTGATCCGATTGTATAAAAAATAACCAACAAAGTCTATTAATTGTACAAAAAATGATCAATTAATACCATTCAACTCTTATTTGGCACCATTCAACTCAAAAAAAACAAAACATACTTTACAGATTGCAATGCCTCTATATAATGCGACCCAACAACAACGAAAACACAATTTTTACTTACTACATATATAGGAATACAAAAAATGGATTATTATGACTTTTTACCAACTTTTATCAAACACTATAAAAACATAGAAAATGTTAAATCTGTATTTCATACGCTAAAAGATGAAAAAGAAGCCGAGATCAAAATGTGTGAGGGTTTCGCCATCCGTAAACTAGCATGCGATTTATACCCAAGCCGAGCGGATGAGATTAAAGATATATGCACTAAAATCAGAGTGGAACTAAAATTAGAAAGATCAAAAATCTAAGTAGCTTTATCAGTACCATTCTGCGGAGTGGTACTTTTTAAACTTATTTAACTACAACAACAGGTGATTATTATGTTCAACTCAAAATGCTACATTAGCCCAAGCCTACACGCTCAATTCAACGATGATTTTTATAGCGTTAAAAACGATGTTAACGGACACCCGCGCTATGTTACTCACTACCTAGCATTTTTAGGCGATGTTGAATGCGGTGTTGATAGTTACGCACTAGCAAAAAAGCGCGCTAATAAGTTAGGCTTTAAAGTTTATCGCGGAAAGCACTTTGGCGGTGGTTTCGTTGCAACTAGCTACAATTTAGAGAACGATATTGAGCGCATAATTCAAATGAGAGGGGAATAACATGAGCGATTACAAGATTTACTGGACTAAAACGTGTGACTTGGAAGGCGATCAATTGATATGTCAGGATAGCGGCGAAGTTTACGAGATGGCTGATTTTATGCGATCCGAACATTCTGATTTTGACGGCATCTGTGGTATCAGCAATACGTCAGCACTAGCGGTTACATTGTCAGATGATTTTGAAACAGCAATTTTAAACTGTATAGGATAACCCCATGAAAATTAAAGCCGAACACTTGCAACACTTAAAAACAGAAATTGAGCCTATCCTTTTAAAATATGATCGACTTATTGAGGAATACGAAACAGGACAATTCCCGCGATCTGAAAAAGTTCAAGACTTACAGAAGCGGTTTTGTTTCGACCTGTTACACGGTGCCGGATTGTCTCGTTGGGTATCTGACAATCTGTATCCTTACATGAGCGATTCGCATATTTACACGGCATTAAAAGCAGTTTGTCCAACTATTGAAAGGAGGTTTTAAAGTGAATAGCGCATTACGCAACCAGATACTAGCAGACCGCCGCCGTGATCGTCGCAACGATATACTAGCAAGCGTGATTGGTTGGACTGTAACAATAGCGGGTGCCTTTATTGGGGCCGCTTTATTCTACACTGTAACATTCACTTTTTTATCAATAGGACTATAAGCCATGACTAATTACCTATCAGCCGTAGACCGTATTAAACGCGCTACAACGGCCGCAGAATTAAAGCGTGCTAGTAAGGCATTCGCCAACGTCCACGCAGTTGGGCAACTATCCGACCACCAATTGTCGCGCTTGGATATTATGATCTGCGACAAATTAAACCACCTAGGAGCTTAGACAATGCAAAATAAAACACTAGATGATCACGACCGCATATCCATTTGCTTAGACCTTGCAAGCACTATGCTTGAAGCTGATTACTTTGAAGTTGAATTGCTTACAGATGCTGATGGGACGCAATACTATTCCGATGATAGCCAGGATAGGTTCAACGGTTATTTCGATATGGTCGAAGGCATACTACACGACCACGGACTAATAGACTGGGAGGCGTAGACAATGCAAAAGGTTAAAAACGTATTGGCCTCAATTGTTGGGGTAATGTTGGCGGTCGCTGTTAGCTATGCGATCTTGGCCGGTTTAATGTGGATAGTCTGGCGGATCTGATACCCTGCCAGTGCAAAATTTGGGGGCTTTTAGTCCCTTTTTTTGTGCCTATCGTTTGACCCTGTACGTTGACCCTGCCAGTACACCTAAACGCGCTGAAATCACCCTTAACGTGCGTTTTATGGGGTGTAATATAGTATATGGCCGCATAGCCTAGAAATCGAGACCAAAAAAACCCCGCCAAGCAGGAGAACAAGGCGGGGCAAAGGGTACTACACTACTAGACAAAACATACTACATACATACCACATGTATAGGCAGTGAAAGCGGTAACAAACCCTGCCATGCGTTTTATTATACAGACATTGTGGGGTGGTGCAATGCCAATTCGCTTTCATCTGGTGGTATAGCCAACTTTTCTTTGTAATCCTGGACTTCCCACCACAATTCATCAATCTCCTTCCGAGCTTTGCCGCACATTCCATTGAGTGCTGCTTCCATCAGGTTGAATAGCTTTATCTTGTGGTCGTATAGCCCGTACTCTTCTATCTCTTCGTAAACTATCTGAATAAATGGTGTTTGATCTTCAATCATTCTCCTAGCCTCTTCAGTTGGATTTTAATCTGCTCTCGCAGTTCTTTCTTAAACGCTAACACTTCATCCATCTTAAACTTGGGCGGCTTTCTGAATGCCAATCTGTTCATGGCCTTTACTCGCCTGACTCCGTACATATCTTCCATATACATACGGTATCGCTCTCGAATCTTGGTAGTATTCATACCCTTCCAGTTGCATCCGGCACACTGTGGGTGGATATTTTCTTCCCATAGCTTGAATCTAAGCACTTCTTTTCTGCCATAAAAGTGGCCTCCTTGAGCCTCCTTGTAGTGCTTAATAACACCACAGGTCACACACTCACAGAAGCCC